TTTTCTAGAAGAAACCACCAAGTCCATTGGACCCTCGTATTCTACAGGTCAGAACTTGTTTTGTCAATCTGCTGCTTCATGGACTCAAGCATGTGTGACATATTATTAAGAATAATATTCATGTCAGTACCAGGGGGCATACCCATCATAATTGCAGAACTAACAATACGTTCTTTCATTTCTTTTGCTTCAGGATCATCAGATAAACTCATTCTCGTATAAAGAACTTTTTGTTTATCTAGAAGAGTTTCAAGAAGTTTAACATGATTAAGTTTTTCTTGTTTAGACATTGTAGAAAACTTAAAAATGTTCCCATAAATTTGTTCTTGAAGTTCTGCAATTTTAGTCATCTCTGCACGGACAACTTCGGAATTGAAGAAACTCATTGATCCTCCAGAATAATTTTTTTCAAGATTTTACGAAAACTGAATACATCAATATTTAGAAATGGATTATATTTTTTAATTCGACGACTGACGGTTTGCCACACCGGGTCTTGTAATTTCTTATCGAAGTTATTTGAGTATGCAAAAATCTTGTCAAAGAGAACCATTGTTTCTAGTGATATTTTACCACCTAAAAACTTTTTAAGTAACATAGGATGTCCAGTTGAACACTTAAAGACATCTTCAAATTTATTTTCATCAAATAAAGATTGACTTTCTTCTTTAAAGACATAAGAAAGAGACTGAATTTTCTTCTGCCAATTCTGATATCTTTCTTCACCTTCTTTGATCATTTCACCAATCCAAAGTGTTTCTGGATCAGGACAAGAAGCAAAGTTAGCAACGAAAAAATCAATTACTTCTTTATCTGATTTTTGTCTAGAAATTTTTTCAAACCACATTCTGTCCTTACGTTTATAGAAGGACTGAACTGTTGCTCTTACTTTTTTATTATACTTAAAATAATCGTAACTATCTTTTGTAAAATGATTTTTTAGAGCAAGGTATTCACGGTACGCATCGAACGGCATCATTAAAAAATTAATTTAGCACGGGAAGTTTTCTTTAGAAAGTTCAGTTCCATTGCCTCATACTTAATCTTTTCTTTCAAAGGTTTTGAGATAAGTTTTGGAACTGATTCCAAATCAATGTTGTTTTGTTCACAGAAATAGATAATCGCATCAATATAATTCATCTCAACGTTTACCTGAACAAGATTTTCAATCTCTTGAGCAAAACGTGATGGACAAAAAAACTTATTCTCTAATGCTTTCTCTAATTCATTCTCCATCTGACCTAGTATTGTGATGTACAAATTCTTTGATATAACGAACTAGTAGTTTAATATAATCCCCTTTGTTCCTTTTGTCAAATACTTTCACTTCCCCACCGGGAGTAACCATTAGGGTAATGAGTTTTTTAACAACCTGACCAGTAAGTTCGTAATATGCAGCTGCGTAGAATGTCTCCTGAACGAAGTAATTCTCAATCCATTTTTCTGGTTTGATTTTTTCTGAAGTCTTGAAGTCAATGACTGCCAACTCTCCTTCATATTCTGCAATACAATCAACTCGTCCAGCAAGTCCTAGGTATTCAGAATAGAGAGTTCTTTCAATGGCATGAATATTATTTATCTTATCAAGATAAGGTTTAGCATGAATGTACATAAACTTTGTCATGGGTTGATAATCATCCCAAACAAGTTCTTTATTTTCCAAGTAGTCTTGACAAACTTGGTGAAAGTCAGTTCCTCTTGCAGTTGCTTTTTTTGTGATTGCATTTGCCTTTTCTTCACCAACCCTCTTTCTCCATTCAACAAAGACCTGTCGATTATAGAAAGAAGTTACAGATGTAATAGAAGGCACCCACTGACCATCAGGGAGATTGTACAAGCGAATGCTTTCTGTTGTTTTGCAATCTAGTTCAAGGTCACCTAGGTAATTATGATGAATAAATGTCATTCGTTTTTCCTTTGTAATGCTTTTTGTCTAATCTTTTCAATTGTTTCGGGAGAATGTTTTTTTCCATACATAGGATTTTTTTCTCCAGAAATATCATAATGGTTTTCACTTATTTTATTTTTTGTAGATTCACTCAAAACTTTACCTTTATGTGATGATGAAATTTTAAGTTTTGTTTCTTCTGAAAGAACTCTTCCTAAACAATTTTTATTTCCTTTAGATGCTTCACTCATTTTTCTTTTAGTTTCTTCATTATGTTTTCTACCATACATACCAACTTTTTTATTTTTATGAAGTTCTTTTACTCTTTCGGAACATTCTTGTCGGTATTCATCAGAAGGTTGCCATCCAAAAATTCCATCTCCACCATCAGTTAAATTATATCCATTAGGTGCTTTAGTATCATACTTTTTAATATAAAATATTTCAAGTTCATACACTCTTTCAGCACTTTCAACCTCTTCAATCAATTCAATAGAAAATTTTTCTTTTCCATACTTTTTAATTGCTTCAGTTAATAAAAATCCTCTTTTAATATGCTGTGAGAATCTTTCTTCAAGAGAATACTTTGTTATACCAATATATTTTTTTGAATTTATAAGATTAGTAATTAAATAAATTTTGTACATTATAGTTCATGAAAGTTATAATTATTTATATAAACCATAACTTTCATGAACTGTTTTTACATTCCAAGTTGATGTTTTGCAATTAGGTACTCTTTAACTAATCCACTGCGGCATACATCCTCAATTCCAAATTCAATAATATCAAAAGAAGGCATTATTCTTAAAATTTTCATAAAGTCAATAATACCATTTCTTTCATTTGTTTTAATCAAATCTGATTGTGTAGCATCACCACAGAACATAATCTTGCTATTTTCACCAACCCGAGTAATAATTGAATCTAATTCATGTCCAGACAGATTCTGAAATTCATCAACGATGATGATTGCATTATCTAAAGTGGTTCCACGAATAAAAGAAGTGCTCCAAAAACTAATTGTTCCTTGTAGTTTCAAATTACCATAGAGCATTTCAAAGGATGCATCATCTGGCATTTGGAACATATACTTTACCATATTCTTGTAAGGAATTTGATAAAGTGAGGACTTGTCTTCATGATCACCAGGAAGGAAACCAATTTCACGAGTAGCAACAAGAGATCTTACGATGTAGATTTTTTCGTAAGGACTTCTTTCATCTAAAACATCTTGAAGAGCATTGTAGAGTGTGATAAAGGTTTTACCTGTACCAGCAGCACCATAAGCAACAATATTTTTATGATCTTCGTATGCCGTGTAAAGTAGTTTTTGATTATCAGTGAGAGGATCAATGTCTCTCATTAAATCAGCACTGATTGGTTTCTTACGCTTCATTTGTTTAGCAGTAAGTCCAACACCAATTGGTTGATCGTTCGTTCTTTTTCTTGCCATATAAAATCAGATTGGTTTTACTTTTGAACCTGGTGCTTTTGAAGCTTTATGTAAGATTTGGTTCCACCCTGGATGAGACTTTTTCAGTCTATCATAGATTTCTCCAACTTCTCCAGAATTAGGACATGTTGAAGGATCACTCCAATCTCTATCCCATTCTGGATTATCTTTTTTCCACTGGTCCCAATCATGAACACTCATTGTAACTTCTTTTTGTTCACCAGTTTCTTTATTATAAACAGGATATGTTGCCAAATTGTTTCCTCCATTTTATATGAGAGTATTTATTCAATGGTAATGGATGGTGCATCATCGCACTCTACACAATCAATACATTCATCCATATCTGGATTTTCTTTAAGAAACTTTTGAAAATCTTCTTCCGATAATAAGACTTTAAATACATGTCTTGTAAGATGGTCTTTTACACACCAACTCTTCATAAAACCTCAGGGAGAAAGTCTTGCTTTATGAAGACGTTTCTCTTCATAATACTTCCAAACATGTGGAGCCCACTTCTCAAGTTGAGGTGCAATTTGTTCACAAAGTGCTTGAATTTCTAATTGAGCATCCATTTTTGCTCTCAAATCCAAAAGATGTAAAACTGAACGAAGATTAAAAGAAACTACAAAGTTTTGACGAATTGCCTGTGCAAGATAGTCACGAATATGTTCTTCACACATTCCTTTTTCATATTTTACTGCATAACGCTTACATCCTTCTACAATCCAGTTGAGTTCATCTACATAATCATCTTCTGTCCAATCATACTTTTTACCATAACGATTAGTATAAAATCCTGGTGGACGAACATAAAATACATGTTCTGGTTTTAGTTCTCCATTAGCAACCTTAATGACTCTTTTTCCAGTGTATCGTTGTGATTGAACATCAAAACTAACACCTACTCTATGAGTCCTTGCTTGCATTGCAACGTTGTGAACATACCCAGATACCGAAAAAGTAATTGAAGGATGTTCTAGAG